AGTACGAACACTACATGCCCATTACCAACGGCATCGAGGACGTTCGTATCGAGAGGCTCATTGTTCAGGAGTATGTGGGTGCGAAGACGAACATCGCTCATACCAGTGCATACGCTAACAACATGTACCTCGAACTGTATGAGCAAGACCCAAGCGTTGCCAAAGACATCGCCGCTGTTGGCGCTGTCGCTATCACATGGGAAGGCAGGCGTCGCATTGGTTACGCTGACCCGACCATACAGAAGTGCTTGGACACGTTGCCCAAGGAGATACTCAAGAAGGTCGAGCGTGTCGTGGACAAGATTGACCGATGCAAGGATACCAAGGGTGCGTTCACACTAGCCAAGCAGGTGTTGAAAGACTGGGGTCTCGACGCTGAGAAACCTGAGACGCCCAATGGTGAACAGCCACAGGATGGGCAGAACTCTTCCGACCAGGCAGGTGGCCAGGAACAAGGCAGTGGTGCTACGTCTCAGTCTACGTCTGAGCAGTCACCAAATGGACATGTCCAGACAAATGGACAAAGTGTCCAACCTAGTGTCCAACCTAGTGTCCAACCTAACGCCGAGGGTGAGGGTGAAGGCCCGCAAGTTGTGGCCAAGCAAACGTCCGAAGCCATGGAAGGTAGTGATGGTTCTGGTGAGCGAGGCGATGGTTCGGGCTGGGGTATCGGCAACGAGGCAGGCCAGACACAGAAGCCTCTTGCTTCTGCGATTGAGGTCAATCTCGACAAGGCGATTACCAATGTCATACCAGCGGGTGCTGGGCATGGGTATCGTGTCTTGAACGGGGCGGATGACCGCCACGTCACAAGCAAGAGAAGTGGCGCGCTGGGCGACAAGTTGAGGCATTACGAAGGTGAAGCCAAGCGACAGGGTGCTTTTGCCAAGATACTCGAAGAGTCGAGCGCACATACCAATCGCATGAGACGCAAGCTTGAACGTGCGTTGCAATCCAAGATGGAGCGCACGTGGCGTGGTGGTTTTGAGGAAGGCTCGCTGAACAGCCGCGCTTTGGCAAGCGCGCTGTCAGGTAATCAAGCTATCTATCGCAGTCGCCAAGACGTCGAGGAGCTTGATACCTGTGTCTGCATGTTGCTCGATGCCTCGTCTTCCATGCGTAGACGTTCAGCACTTGCGCTTCAATCTGTGATTGCGCTGTCCAAGCTGTTCGACAAGATGGGTATTCCGTTCATGGTCGCATGCTTCAACATGGACGCGGCGTATCACAACCCGAAGCGGAAGATGAATTCATACAAGCGTCAGTGGCAAGATTACTACGAGAACCACGGCGATGATGCGGCACAAAGTGTTCGGCCGTTTCCAATTGCAGTGTACCTGCTCAAGCAGTTCGAGGAGCAATTGAAGGCATCCAAAGACAGGATTGCGGCCTACGATGACATCGTGAATGGTTCCAATATTGATGGCTGTGCTGTGCGCCAAGTTGCGGACAACTACCTGCTACCTCGGCACGAGAAGCGGAAGATACTCCTCACGTTCTCGGACGGCCAGCCTTGCGGTGGTGACGGCGAGTACGCACGTCTATCTAACGTCATCAAGTCACTGATTGACGACGGCGTCGATTGCATCGGCGTTGGTATCAAATCGGATGCAGTCAAAGAGTATTACCCGAACTGGGTGGAGGTGCAGGACTTGGATGACTTGAGCAAAGCGGCGATGGATAAGATTGCCAAACTGCTCATGGGCAAACGCTTCAAGGTGGACTCACGTGATGCGGCCTAAGCGTAACTTAATCATGCACACAAGCTGGTACGCATTAGCCAGTAGACAGTGGCCTTATCTCTTCTGGTTCGGCGTTGCCGCCGACGTGAAGGATGGGGGCATCAAACGCAACAAACTAGAAGAGGTCAAACGAATTGTTCAGAGACATGAAAGGAGCCAAAAATGGCAGAGATACCTGAGATTGACATCAAAACCAAACTTCGGATGGCAGTACATTCCAATGAGACTGTCGCGTACTCAACGGAGGAGGGTTTCACTGGAGGATGGACTGCTCTATGTGCTGAGGCGCTAGATGAAATCCTACGTCTGGAGGGTTTGATACCCGAACCTAAGAAACCAAACTACCAGCACACCAAAGAATACCACGGCCCAGTGACTTGCAAGCAATCGCATGGAGAGTTTGTGCGGGGCGAAATGTACGAGGGTGAATTGCACATACACAAAAGCGGAACGACAAAGAACTTCGCTTGGATTGTGTGGGACAAGTACGGAGTGAAGCCGCACGACTTTTCTGTGGTGGATTTTGATATTTATTTTACTAAAGGAGAAATCAGAAAGGACATAAGAGATGAGTGGAGGGACAGATGAATAGCGTAGGTAAACAGGAAGGCGAGACCACAAAAGAAAAGTGGTGGCGCTGGCATAACGCCAACCCGCAGGTCTACGAATTGTTTGAACGGTTTACCAACGAGGCGATTAACAATGGTCACACACGTCTAAGCGCCTGGCTGATTGTAAATCGCATACGTTGGGAAACCATGGTCGAGACGAAGGGTGATGACTTCAAAATCAGCAACGACTTCATCGCCTATTACGCCCGATTGTTTATGGCATACAACCCACAGCACGAGGGCTTCTTTAAGACGAGGCCAATGAAAGGATAACAAATGTATCGAGTACGGATATGGCTGGAAGACGGCCGCATTGAAACGCAGTTCTGCCAAGACGAACGCTACGCAGACATGAAGCAATCGCGCGCCGAACGAACGGGTCACAAATGTGAAGTGATGGATTGCGCGCACTTCAAAAAATCTATGGTAGAAAAGATGAATGAAACAGTTCATCGGGTGGCAACTGGCATAACAACACAAGAGGACGCAGACATTGTGACTCAGTTATTTCATCGCCTCAACAATGAGATGCCAGACGAGATGAAGTTTATAGAACACGAGGGTGACTGACTAACCTTTCGGCGGGGTACATGGGGCATCTCGCATCGACAACCACAATCTTGTTCTTGGCTACCCCTCACTGTGTATGTAGTAGCCAAGAGACGTAGCAATACTGTGTCAGTCCTAAAGATGGAACAGGAAATTGTGGTCAGCCCCAACAACTTATGGTGTGTGTATACACGTGTTAATACGTGTTGCACACACCTTTAGATTTTTTTAACAACTTTTTGACAACTTTAGCACTCCCCTATAGACTCTCCCCTTGTGTCAGGAAATCATTACAACTAGGGTTGGGAGAAAGGTAAATGGATGAAGAAGATATTAGAGAGCAGATGAAAATTTTGAATAGGCGCGTGGAAAAATTAGAACAGAAAAACAATTCGTTGATTAGTTTTATACAAGGCTTAACGACATACTTCAACGCACAGAACCAAGAGCCTTTACAGACACCCCCAGCGGAAACATTGCCCGCCCAAAATATTACACTTTCAAAACTCACAACGAAACAGCATGCTGTTTTGCAAATGCTGTTGTGCGGAAAGTCTAACCAAGAAATCTCAGATAGGCTTGGGGTGACGGTCAACACAGTGAAGGTGCATGTTAGAGGTGTCGCACGAAAGTATGGTTGCAACACCCGAAGCCAAGTCGTTATGAAAAGTTATAACGAATTTGAATCCACACCAGACAACCAATACAAAGCAATAAGCGGTGGCCTACCTAAAGAGTGGGCAACCAATTACTTAGATAAGCCTACCAAAGACGACCCATATTTTAATTTATATCAAGTTAACTAAGGAGTATTAAATGTTAAACCTAAAGAAACGGGGAACTGTGTACTACGCGATTGGAACGCTTGGGGGAAAGCGCGTCCGAACATCGCTCAACACAGCCTCGCATAAGATAGCCAAGATAGCCTTGGAGGATTTGCAACATGAGATTTTGCGTGGGGGGAAATCCAGCAGTTCAAATAAATATTTTAAAGACGCAGTAGAAAGTTACCTAAGACGTAACCCCGATGTGTCGAATACAACATGTCAGTACCTGGCTAAGTTCACAAAGATTTGCGTTATACCCCTGTCAGAAGTATCGACTCAGGGTATCGAAGACTGGATTGATGACCGACTTGATGAAGGTGTATCTGGCGCAACAGTTAGACGTGAGATGAACGCGTTCATGCCAGTGCTACGTCACGCACAGAAAAGAGGTTGGATGGATGATGTTCCCTCAGTTGTGCGGCCCGCCGATGGCGAGCCTCGATTACGTTATCTAAACGAACAAGAATATGAAGCGATGTTTTTACAGGAGCAATGCAAAAGTAAAGGCGGCGCTCATAATTATGCGTGGCATCTAGCACACATACTGGTCAACACTGGTGGCCGTATCGGAGAGTTAGTTCAGTTGACTTGGGATGATGTGGTGATGGGTACAAACGACCCATACATTCGCCTGACCACGCGCAAAAGAAAAGGCAGTAAGAAATCAACTCGCCAGATACCACTTAACTCAATCGTGTTGCAGAGTTTTAATTGTATGTTGTCATCATTCAGCACAAGGCCACCCAAGACCGCAAAGATATTTCCAATGTGGTTAGACCAACGAGCGGCAGGCAAGCAAGTGCAGAAGGTTGCTACCTCTGTTGGCATAGATGATTTTAGACCACATGATTTGAGACGTACCTTTGCTACCCGCTTGCTTAACTCAGGCGTTAATCCAAGAACAGTAGCAGACTTACTTGGTCATACTGACTTGACCATGGTCATGCGATACATGGTTCCGCCCGATGAATTGAAACGCTCTGCGGTGGACTCATTGGTGATGGCTCAAAGGTCGCTAATGCAATAGAAATTGACACAGGTTTGTCACAGTTTTTTACCCCAAACTGTGTCAATTGTGGCGTCCAAGTGGCACACAATTGACACACCAATTAAAGAACACCTAAAGCGTCAAGGATAATATAGACATGAAATACCAAAAAGTAATTGATACAATCAGGCTTCAAATTAAACGGAGAGGTGGCCGAGTGGCTGAAGGCGCTCCCCTGCTAAGGAGATTCATCTCCGAGGTAGGGACAAATGCTAAACTATTAGCCCTCTATGTTGCCTCAACCGACACCTTTGTTAACCTAAAAGAGCGTCTAAATTACTCCCTAACAATTCCGCGGAAATCCCACGTCGCAGATTGGCACACCGTTCAAGACGTGTATGACACACTGGTTCAAGTGTTAGATTGCAAGACACGTAATCTAGCCGAGCCTTTGCCTGACGAGTTGGGAGAACTGCGGGACACCCTTGTTGATATGCAGTTGGCACACCGTGGCACAGGGTCAAAAATAAACAGCGACTCGGTTGGTGTCTAACAGGACAGCCCCGTGTCCTTGAAGTGTGATGCGGGGCTTTTCATCAGTTGGAATGTCATCAAAGTTTATGCGATGTGGGAACCGCCCGTTGTGTATATACATGTGTCCTAGCTTGTAGGGTAAGTAATGATAGTCATTGTTCTCGTCCCAGTAATCCAAGCCACCCCTGTCTCCTGTCAACGATATGGCCAGAGTGAAGCTGAACGGGTTAGCAAACGGTTCGACCCAAAGTAATCTTTGAAACGGTTCGTCAGTATGTATGTTGCCGCCTTCGTCTTTTCTTTTGTGAGATGTACTGTCGAATATATGAAAGCCCATCAAACCTGCGAACGGCAGGTCAACACATTCTCTTTTGTATAGCCTTCCGATTATGTCTCGCACTCCCTGTAGTAGCGGGTTGAAGCATGCCTCAATAATCACATTGTTCTTTTGCGCTACCTCATAGTAAGACGCGTGACCCTCTTCGTGTACCATCAAGTCATTGTATGTAGACGCACCAATAGTCCAAAAAGAATTATCGCCGCGGGGTATCCATTGGTCTTTGAGAGAAAGCACAACGTCTTTAACTTTACCGCAATCTTCCTCACTCAGTATGGGGAACTCTAATATCTCTATCGGATTCTTAAATGATGCCTCGGTCCTAGCTTCTTTCGCAAGTGCAGACCACGCTTTTTCTTTCTTCGCCTGCTCTTTGTCGGTGATTGGTAAACGAACGATGTTTGTTTCGCCATCAGTAACTCCAGATTGCGGGAGAGGTATAATTTGTGCAGACGTCGAGATGGATGAATCGTCCATTGATTGGTCCCTTTTGTTGTATGCCTATACGAGTTATGCCATTGGCAAGCGCACACTCGATTAGCTTGAGCGCGCGCTCACCTGAGACGCCAATGTCTATGGCTTGGCCAGAGGCGTGCGCCCCTGGCTTTTCTTTTCGCACCTCGATTGGATGCAAGGGAGAGCGATAAGCTGAGTTAACTGGGAATGGGAAGCCTAGCTCGTCTCGCATCTTGTCTACGAGTTGCATGAACTCTACGTCCATACCTTCTTGGCCAGAGTGCTGGCACTTCAGTTCTTCACGACTAAAGTATTTCAGGTCGTCTAGGCTCATTTCTTTTTTCCTGACCAGCCAGTCACCGCCCAGCGGATGCCTAGTGAGCCAGCTATGGCCCCGCAAAATATCCAACCGTACCAATCAGGCGCGTGTTCTGTTAGGTGTTGCCAGCCGATTGCGACGTAGTCTTGCGTCCAAGGCAAGAACGACCCAATGAAGGGCGAAATTACCACGAGCAAAGCTACCTCGTCTTTCCACGAATACCTCGTCTCTTTGAGCGCCGCGATGTCATAGTCGGCCACATTTTTCGCCGCATTTTCAATCTGCGCGATTTCGGCCTCGACACGAGCCACTTGTACACGCGCCTTTGCTTCTGCCTTGATTTGGCGGTTCTTGAGTACGCCAGTGGCAATGGATGATACGCTAGAGACGATTGTTCCCCACATTTTACTACCTCTTCTTCCAACTTATTCTCTTGGACGACGTCTTCTTCTTCGCCGCTGATGTGCATTGTGCTTTTGTCGGCCGACATGCTGGATAACTCTTACGTTTCTCGCCCTTCTGTCGGCCGCAAGGCTTACCTGTTTTACAATCGACCCAACCTTTGCCGTTGTTTTGTGCGAACCACGTCTTCAGACTATTGGATTTCTTACCTTTTCGTCGTCCTGCCATATCACTTATCCTTCCACCCATGCCATTAGTGCGACCACTATGAGCGCTGAAACAAAACCTGCGACGCCGACCACCGTTGCAACGATACGCATTGTTTCTTGCGTTTCTTTTTTACGTCTAAGGGCCGCTTGCTTTTCCTCCCGTATCCGTTCCTTTTCTTCCTGTAGTCTCTTCGCCCGTTCATTAACAATCTGTCGCCATGTCCCATACCCAAAGCGGTTATCTATCAGTATTGATATCTCTTCCATTTGTTCCTGTGCCAGCTTCGCATCAATGACACTGTGAGCCGCGTCCTTGGTTTGACCAAGCACCGACTTATTGCCGAACCGTTCCTGCTGTACTTGTTTCTCGCCAGCAAACAACGCATCAATACTGCCCGCAATGTCTCTAATATCATTGGCTGTAGAGATGTTGCTCTTGATAAATTCAACAGACTTCTGCACCAATGCAATACCAGTTAACGCAGTGCTGATAGGTTCCATTTCACTTACCCCCTACGTCCTTCATTGTGTGGAAACCACTGAATTACTAGCCAGTAAGGTATGTCCACAAGTCCGAGACGCGCACTCTGCGCGTCCTCGTGGTGTGCGTTGTGATAAGTTTCAGGTGAATACACAGCGGCCATGAAATGATTTTGCGGAAACCACTTCCAGTGACCAGTGTAGACGCTGGCTACTTGGTGTCCGACCACAGTTAAGTAGACAAAGCACCATTCGGGAAAGCCAATCAGCGATATAGATAATGCCGCAGTAACCATTGAAAGCGGTATGTAGTAATGATATTGCGCGCGATACAAGTCATTGCGTAGCAAGTCTCTTACGTACTTCACTCGCGGAGGAATAAAACTAACAGCTAAGTTATGCCAAATGGAAAACTGTGGGCCGTGAGCATCACCCTCTCTATCTGGGTGGGCGTGGTGCTGACGATGTATTGCACACCACTGTATCGCTGGAGCCACGCCAAGACCACCAGACGTAAACGCAAACAACACATCCAACCACCTGGGACATTCCCAGGACTTATGACAGACGTATCGGTGGACGTAAGCAGACGCAAGCACTCCGAACACAAGAGTACCTGCGATGTACCACCAAAGTAGCGACCAGTTACCTACAATCAACAACTCATGCAGAACTACGGCCGAGCAGAAAACGCCGACTCCCATCAGTATAGACGCAAGTCGGTCGTTCATTTCGCTCAGAAAGTAATCTATTTTTTCTTGCGCTTTTTGGACGAGTTGCCCCAATTTTTTGCTCCTACTTTTCGGCATTTAACCAAGGCCCCGCTAGAATACGCGCTCGGCCAAACCTTGTAGCGCGACTTTACCTTGTGGTAACAGGCGTCCTTCTTGGCCGCAGTCTTTTTTCTTTTCGCCGCCATATCACCACGCCTTACACGACCAATACCGTGCCTTCGTCTTTGGGCCTGGGTTGTCGCAGTTGTGGCGTGCGCGGAATGACTTACGTCTAGCTGGTATGTTCTTTTTAATCTTCATGTTCGGGTCTCCAAAACGCACGACCTTTACACCACCGTTAGACTTAACGCATACGCCAGACTTCTTCGACCCACCAGGAGTACGGAAAGGTTTGTTAAGAGACTTGCCTTTGCAGGCCGCGGAGACGCGGCCTTTCTTCTTAGCCATAGTAAACTCCATGTATCACACTGATAATGTATCGAGTTCTTTTGACTTGGTCGTCCCGATTACCGCTTCACACCATTCAATAAGTTCGGATAACGTAAGGGTTTGCTTCATCTTGTTAATCACGTCACACACCAATTGGATGTTGCTCCACTCATAACCAATAGAGTTGTCTATTCTGTCGATAGACATGTTAGTTGGGACGCTCTTACCTAGCCCACGCTGAGTAGTCATGGGCTTACCTGTAATTGCGCAACGCCCGTCTTGCAAATACCATAGAAGCAACACTTCGAGTGTGCATATATCCCAAGAGTGTCGAGTTCTATTCCCGCGCCCACGGGTAATGTCCTTTATATATATCGCGTGATGAGATGAAATCTCAGCAGAGCGCTTGGAGTTGCAGTCTTTACAGCAACCGTAAATAATTCCTGCTTTCTTCCCAGCGCTGGGGCCGCGAATCCTAAAAGATTCAAATGGCAAAAGCGCCGCACAGACACAACATCTACGCATATCAATGGGCCTGTTGTCGGATGCTCACTATCTCAAATATTCTGGCCTTGAGAAATTCAATGTTACCAACGGCGGCGGTAGGGTTTTCAAATACATCGGGAGACCAACCACAAAAGAGTCGCTCTGTATCATCATCGCTGGTTACTTTCGCAATCAGTATGACTTGCTCAACTAAACCACCCTCTGAAACCTCGTCTAAGGCTTCAAGCATGTCATCAAGCGTTTCAAAATCTGCTGTTTTCATTAGGTAACAATGGGGTAACAGCGGGAGACTGTCGTCCTAGTCGTCATACCCGCGGCTTGCCCTACAGCTTTTGCAGTAGTACCAGTTCTTAGGTCGGTGTTCTTTAGCGCCACACTCCATGCACGGCCGCTCCCACATGGCCACACTTTCTTTGCGCGCGACTACATACTTCGCACCTTCAAACTCTCTTATCCCTTCGCGGACCAGTATTCGCTTAAGAGTATCAACACATACACCGATACGCGTTGCGACGTCATTCAAACTCATTGCGTCGTGATTCTCTCGAAGCCAATCCATCTGGTCATCACTTACATTGACAACTTTTGGCATACGAACCTCAAAAATTTACACTTTTGGTGTGTAATATGCCTATTGTTTGTGATTTGTGACTTACATGCAACACCTTTAGGTGTTAAATTTGACAAGACGCCGCGAATATGTTAAAACTTCTTTGTGTTTTAGTTATTTAAGAGTAATTAAAACCTCCCCTTTACCCGCCTCAGCTTCGCTAGGCGGGTTTTTATTTTATAGGTTGGTTTAGATATGACTTCTACAAAGAAGTTTCTCGGCCTGGACTTAGCTACAAAAACTGGTTGGGCGCACTCCGATGGGGTGGGTGGAGTAATTAATCTCGCCAACAAAGATAAACACCGCGGCCAGATGGCCGCTCAATTCGACATTAATATTAGAACAATTCTAAGAGAGCGTTACACATCGCATGTTGTGTGCGAGCTACCTCCTGTTGGGTTGATGGGCAACGCACGTCTCATACTGCTCGGTTTATTCTGGCAGGCACAGCACATAGCCTTTGACTTTGAGCTACCCTTCATCCCAGTCAACGTCTCAACGGTTAAGAAATGGGCGACGGGCAGTGGCAAAGCAACAAAAGAAGACATGATAAACGCCGCGCGCGAACTCGATGGGGTGGAGCCAGTTGATGATAACCATGCCGACGCCATGCTAATTTGTCGTTGGGGCGAAAATACTATTGAGTAAACTCCCACCCTTGGACGCCGACACTAGAGCAAACTTTACTGACTCTGAGTGGGCAGAACTTATTGAGCAATGGAAAAAAGAAGCACCCGAATTGTTCGAGTCCGCTAACAAAGTTAGAGATATTTTTGGAGAGGGTACGAGGATTACCTACGTTGGTCCGATACGGGTGAATAAGCAAGCCTCCTGAGCAACCTCACTCACCCGCTCGGACACCCTTACTACTGATATTCAGTTTCGATTTCAAGCCATTTGTTTATAACATCGAGCGGCCTGTTCAATTCCATAGCAATTTCAGATGGAGACTTGCCAGTAAGAGCCATTTCTTTTGCTCTTTGTTTAGTTGAGTAACTGCATACCAACTTAGATTCGCCTGTCAGCTTGTGGGTTGCCCACCCAATAAACTGTATAGGGTCGTGCAAGTCTGTCCACTCTCGAACCTTACCGTAGCGAACTTCGAGAACCATCGACACATACCACTCTTCAGTAAGTTTCTGCTGGAGTAAGTCAATCGGTGGACGCTCGTATTTACCGTTCCAAATTCCAGCTTTTTGTTTCGCCGTATCTTCGTCACGATAAACCTGCGCTATGCGTATCTGTGTTTCAAGAACCGTAAGCTGGTTCGTTGAACCAGCTTCACGTCCAAGGCCATCGTCCCCAGGTTTGTTCGAGTGATGTAGCATGATGACAGACTTACCAGAGTTTCTTAGACGTAGAGCCAGTTGGTTTACTTGGCTCCATTCGTCCGCCGAGTTCTCACTCATGCCAGACCACGCTGTTCGGATAGTATCAATCACAACTATGTCTGGGTTAGTAAAGTTTATCCATCCTGCTAGTTCGTTGAGGCCAGAACCAGTTCGCAAATTCATTTCAACCTGCTCTAGCCACGGCGTCCACACTTGGAAGCGGTCTCCCGCATCACCGAATAAACTTTTCAAATCAAGCATGCGCCTGCCAAGGTCGCCGCTTGATAACTCGAAGTCCAAGTATAGGACATTGGCTGGCTTCCATATTTCAAACGGACCGAAGTATCTTTGCCCAGCGGCCATAGCGTATAGCGCATGCTGTAAGAACATTGTCTTACCTGAGCCACTGTATCCGTGTATCTGTATAATTGTGTTTGGTCTAAGCCAAGGTTCGATTAGGTATTGTCGGCTCTTACCTTCCTCAACGAGCCGCTCCGCATCCGAAACGGTGACTAGTTTGCGCGCCCTCTTCTCATCGTCGATAACTACAAGGTCTGGTCTTCTGTAAATATATTCGCCAGTTTGTGGGTCAAACCTTTCGGGATGATTGCGACGCTCTGACTTCTCTATGCTTGATACAGTTTCCTCAAACTCAACGTCTCGCAAGTGTTCAACAAACCACTTGTCCATAAACGCCCTGACTTGCACACGTAGTTGCGGCCCAAAGTTTCCAAGCAAAATCATTTCGCTGGTGTAGCGCATCACCCTGTCATTACGCGCGTTTCCTTGGCCAGTGGGTATCTTGCTGTCAGGAAACCCCATTTCTTTTACGAACTCTTCAGTCCTATCCCATTCGCTAACTTTGTCGGCAGGGTCGAATTGAATAGATGATAAGTCCAAGTCTTCAAATGATACGTCGGGAAACTCTGCTGGGTCGTTTACAGGAGACCAGTCTTCCCAAACGGGCATATCGTCTTCTCTGTCCCAGCCCTCTGGCACAGCCCATTCATATCCCTTGCTGGGTGGAAGCAATGCATAAGAGCCATCGCCCCGAAAGTCTAGGCCATTAACTCGCGGCCAATCCTGTCCTCTTGAATTGCCCCCAGCCCTTGGGCCTCGACGAACTCCGTCCATAGGATGCTTGAACCACAGGTGGTGGCCACGCTTTGTCCTTACACGTATGGTCGATTCCATCCCACAACTTATCGCCGCGTTCAGAGCTTCTTCGTTATCGCAATCGACGATAACAACTCCACTGATACTGCCAGTCACAACGGCGATGTTTGCATCTGGAAACTTATCGAACCAATCCGTTACCTCGTCAGCCGTTGGCTGACGGCTTTGATACTCCATCCACTTAACAGCAGGGCGTTTCGTATCAGGTCTTATTGGTATAATTGATAGACCTTCGTCTAGGTACTCAAGCGCCTGGTTTACCGTTTCCATTCTCATCCTCCTCAAAATACATATCCACGTCTAATGAAAAATGTTTTTTGATTTCGGACAATTTGGTCGTTGTAATCATGTCTTGTTGCACCCACCTGTATGGGGTTGTGCGGGACACACCTATAGTCTGGGCGAGGCGAGTGACCCCACCGCAGTCTTCAATCAGTTGTTTTACATTAAATTTCATATTGGATAAATTAATAACTTGTTGACATTGTATGGCGAACATGACACCTTTCGATATGTAATTCAACTAAAACTTTTAATTTAAGTGACGATATGAAGATATTAGGACTTCCTAACCAAGACGATAAAACCAATCCAAAACCAGAATTAAAGGAAATCACCAATTATCGAGGAGCGCACAGCGCCTACACGAATGGTGACGATAGAAAAATTTTCGTTGAAAACCTTGACGATGTTTTTCACCAAGTAGAGCTTGGCCACCTAGCTCTCGCTAAAGCTAAGGAAAAAATAGAAGAAGCAGAGAAAGTGCTTGCACAGGTGGCGCGCGATTTCCAGATGTCGGAAGCGACGTTAGTTGGCGATGAGTTCGAGGCCGATGTCATAGCGAAAGAGCGCGTTACTTGGAACACCGACCAACTGGAAAGCATCTTTCACGCCGCAGATAAATTACCAGACCACGTTAAAAAATTATTACGTGTTGATAAAGAAGCCTACGAAAAACTACCGCAGGCGATGAAGGATATTCTGGAACCCGCCAGAATTGTGAACCCCCAAAAACCTAAAATTAACGTAAGGAGAAAATGAATGGGAATGTTCAGTAGCACCAGCGAAGCTGGTATGAAGCATCATAAGACACTCTTATATGCACACCATGGTTTTGGTAAGACTTATCAGTGTAGGTTTTACGCAGATAACTATGGTAAAGGTCTTATACTTTCTGGAGAAAGTGGATTGGCCTCGTTGTCTGACGTAGACATTGACTACGTTGAGTTCCACATGTGGGACGAAAGCATGAACCCAAATCTCGCTAAGAAACTTCCAGAGGGCGGGTATTCTTTTACAGGCATTGTTAAGTTAATTAACTCACCTAAATTTAAAGAACAAAATTACAAGTGGATAGCCATTGATTCTCTGACCGAGATGTCAGATAGGTGCATGAAAGATGTCGAGTCTTCGTTCGACCAGCCTACTGATATGAGAAAGTGGCAAGTGTACGAAAACCAAATGATGGGTGCGTTGAAGTTTATCAGAGACCTGCCAATGGAAGTCTTTGTCACATGTCTTGCGAAGGAAGAGAAGAACGATAACGATGCCCATGAATACTGGCCGATGGTTCAGCAGACTAAGGTTGCCAAGAAGTTGCCAGCGCTCTTTGACCATGTGTTCTGTGGTTTACGCTCAACAGACGACAGCAGTTCCGATATACAGGTGAACCGTCAAATCGTGACTGACCATGTTTATGGTTGGCACGGCAAAACTCGTGACCCATCCAACTGCCTAAGTCCAATTGAGAAGGGCGGCAATATTGTTGAACTTCTCAAAAGAATCCAAAACCCGAAGAAATCCGAGGAGAAAATTAATGACTGATTATAATGGATTTGGAAGCCTTGACCTTTCTAATGTAGAAGGGGGCGGTGGAGACCAACGCAAGACAATCCCACCTGGAAATCATATTGTCTCTATCACTGATGCGTCTATTAAAGACTCCGCAAAAGGTGGCAAGTTCATTCTTGTTATCTTTGAAAACGACGCAGGACAGTACGTCCAAGAGCGTCTAAACATAGTTCACAAAACATCTCCGCAAGCTGTAGAAATTGGCATGCGTAAGTTGAAAGAACTTTTGGTGTGCGGTGGACACCCTACTCCTGATAAGCCATCTGATATTAAATCACTGCTTGGATTAAAGCTGGGCGTTCGCGTCCAAGCTGGGCAAGACTGGAGAGATAATGAAGGGAATATACGTCCAGGCGGGGGTGAGTTACGCCCCACCTCTCCGTTCTTTAAACCAGATGATGGCAAGGTATCAATTGGCGATGCGCCAAAGGACGACCAAGTGTTTGGAAAAGCGGATAGTAATGAAGATGATTTGCCTAAAGAGGACTTAGACGACAGTATTCCCTTTTAGTCTTACCTCCCTCCCAAGTGCTAGAAGGGCGGGGGTGGTCTTTGGAGAAGGAACCACCCCCATTTTCCATGAAAAACAAAGATATTATAAAACAAATTGATGCGGCCTCTGTTGAAGATAGAGAGTTTCGTCCATACCTTGGCGCTTCTTTAATCGGTAATAATTGTGAAGCGTTTTTGCAGATGCAATTAAAAGGCTATCCAGCCAAAGATTTTGCACCGCATACGCTACGCATATTTGCTTTAGGCCACGTCTTAGAGGACATGGTTGTAGCCGACCTTAAGAAAGGCGGCTTCAAGGTCATGGAGAAAGATGACCTGACAGGCAGGCAGTTTGAGTGGAAAGAGTGTGGTGGTCACGTAAAAGCACACGCCGATGGTTTGATTGATATAGACGCTGGCTCTCTGTCTCTATTAGAGATTAAGTCGATGAACGATAAGAAGTGGGGCGAGTTCAAGAAAGAGGGTGTTCGTATTTCACACCCAAATTATTTTGCTCAGTGCCAGATGATGATGGGAATGGGGAAGATTAAGACCGCCTTGCTAGTAGCCTACAATAAAAACACAAGCCACTATCACACGGAAATAATTCCATTCGATGATTTGGCTTTTTCTCACATTGCCATGAAGATTAATAGAGTTCTGGCGGGTGGCAGGGAAAGAACCTCTGACTCACCTGACCGAATGGTTTGTAAGTTCTGCAACCGAAGGCCTGTTTGCTGGACTGAAGATATGGATTCCTTGATTGCAAAAGAATGTAGAACTTGCAACTGGTCAAAGGCTAACGATGACGGTTCTTGGCAGTGCATGAAGCATGAAAAAAGATGCCGTGAAATATGTGATGACTGGGTACGGATTAACCTTGAGGAACAAGAGCCATGGATTTAAAGAAATTTAAGGAATTTAGTAAAAAGATTATTGAGGTAGATGAAGTGCTTAGAGAGGACAGTCTGCAAATAGAGTCCATCAATGACCGTGTTCACTTCATTACTATCAGCCTACATTGCGCCGTAGAGGATGACGAAGTCTTTCGTCTCAAGGATGATTTACAAAGAGCAATAGATAAAAAGAGACACCTTTTGCGAATAATGAACGAGCATAAAACCACCAAGGACAAGATAAATGCAGATATGGAATTGGAACGGAGGGCTTCCAGTGCAAGTTGAGGGTGACGACAACGTCAATCATCCCTCTCATTACACCAATGGAAGTGTAGAGTGTATTGATGCTATTCAGTCAGCACTAACGCCAGAAGAGTTTGAAGGTTACTGCAAAGCAAACGCCATCAAATATCTATGGCGCGCTGGTCTTAAAAGAGACAAGGTGGAGGACTTGAAGAAAGCAAATTGGTACATCGAAAAACTAATTAGTTTCCTTTCATCCAGTTCTTCATAAAGTCTGATTTACTTGCGCCGCCACCTCTACTTGGTGGCCCACCAACAGCGTCTACAATTCCTTCTCGTATATCCCTGTATCCGCCAAGCACAGGTATGCGGTTCGCTACTACTCGTGCCGCGGCTCTTTCTGGGTAACGTCTCGAATCGTTTTGGTCAGCTATACCTTGATACACTTTAACGGCATCGAACGCTAACCCAGCAGTCGGCC